AACAAACAACACAAAAAGTAGCAGAAGCATTTAAACCAAGAACATTTAGTGCAGAGTTACTTAAATCTGCTGGTGTAGGTGGTGATAATTTATTTTCTCGTTTGCTTAATACACCATTAGGAGAGGGTTTGACAGCAGGTTTAATAGCACAACTGCTATCTGGTGGTGATGAAGATGAAGATACAAGAACATCTTTTGAAAGAAGACCTTTTGGAACAGGTGGACCTGGTGGTAAACTAGGAGGAATAACCTTTGCAAAAGAAGGTGGAGAGATGGGATTCCCAAGACGAACAGGTGGCATAGATCCATCAGAGGGTTCAGGCACAAAAGATGATGTTCCTGCAATGCTCATGGCTGGAGAGTTTGTCTTAACAAAAGATGCTGTAAAAGGATTAGGTGATGGCAATTCACGAAAGGGAATACAAAGAGCCTACAACATGATGGATCAATTGGAAGCGAGGGCATAATGGCTGTTCAAACTGTAGAAAATATACAAAGATTACCCCCATTCTTAGAGGGTCTGCAAAAAAGACTATTGCAAACTGGATTTGGTGAATTTGATGGTGATGAACAAACTACGTCAGGTCTACTAGATTCTCCCCTTAATCTGCCTCAATTTCAAATTGCAGGTATAGACCCTTTAAGACAACGTGCAATCACTCTTGGAGAAAATTTAGTAGGATCTTTTAAACCATTTGTTGAAGGAGCAAGGGATCAATCATTAGCTGGTCAACAAGCTCTTACAAGTGGATTACAGTTTTTACAACCTGAAGCTATTCAACAATTTCAAAATCCTTTTCAACAACAAGTTATAGATGCTTCTATGAGAGAACTTGATCGTCAAGCAGATCTGCAAAGAGCAGGAGCTAGAGCGCAAGCAATACAAGCTGGAGCTTTTGGTGGATCAAGAGAAGGTGTAAGACAAGCTGAAGCAGATAGAGGTCTGCAACAAGTTAAAGCAGATACATTGTCTAAGTTGTTAGCAAGTGGCTTTGGAACAGCTCTGCAAGCGGCACAGAATGCAGGAAGACTATCTGGTGGTCTTGGACAAGCATTTGGCACTTTAGCAGGCACTACGGGTGATATAGGGCGATTACAGCAGGCATTAGGTCAAGCAGATATATCACAGCTATCACAGTTAGGTGCATTGAGACAGGGACAGTCACAGGCAGAACTAGATGCACAACGTCAAAACTTATTACAAACAGCTCAAGAACCATTCACAAGGTTACAATTAGGACAAAACTTACTGCAAGGTATGCCAAGTGCTTCAATACCTTCTACGTTCCAACAAGCAACAACACCTAGTGCAAATCCATTCTTGCAGGGTATTGGTGCTTATACTACATTGTCACAAATAGCACCTTTTGGTGGTGCGAAATCTCCATAGGGTAGAAATATGGTACAAGTTCCTGATAAAATAACCACAGACACTGGTAACAAACAACTTGATAATATTTTATCGTCAATCTTAAATTTTAACTTAAAAAGTGCTTTAGGTGTTGGTGGATCTGGTTCACAAAAACAAACTTTAAGTTCAGGATTAGCAAATCAAGGCAGTGTTTTTGATCAAAATCTACAGAAAAAAATACAAGAACAAAAAAGTTTAAGTCAAACTGGTAAGCTACCAGTAGTCACTCCAAATGTAGTTTTCGAAGAACCCATTTTAACAAAACCATTAAATTTAGACGATGTAATTAAAAAACAAAAAATAGTTGGTGATCCAAATGTAATTAATCCAAGTGAAGAAAATATACCATCTTTTGTTAAAGATGCTCCACCTAATGAATTTGACATAGGAAAAGGCACAATTCCTGATGAAGGAAACGTAATAGACGAAACATCATCACCAAAATTTACAGATCCTGTAGCAGACGCGGCAGCAGTTGCAGCAGATAAAGAATTTGATATAGCTTCAGCACCAGATGAAGATATGTATGCTGATGTGTTGGAGGAGGAGGCTGCACAAAAAGCAAAACAACCAACTGAACAAGAACAATTGTTCGCTAATATTATGGATGATTACAATAAAATGTATGGTGAAGGCACAGGTCCTGAAGGTCCTAAATCCATTGATGACTACAAAGCAGATTTTGCAAAAGCCACTGGTATAGATATTTCTGGAGAACCAGATAACAGATCTGCTTTAATGGCTCTAGGCTTGTCTCTTATGCAAAATAGAGCAGGTAAAGGTTTTAACTTATCTAATATACTTGGTGAAGTTGGTCGTGCTGGTCAAGAAGCTCTACCTAAATTTGAGGCTGCTAAGAAAGAAGCTAGAGCAGGTCAAATAGCTGCTGGTAAGTTTGCCCTGCAAGAACGTAAAGCTGATACAGCTAAAGAGTTAGCATTTGCCAAAGAAAGACGATTAGCACTAATGAAATTAGGAACTGAAGCAAGAGGTTACAAACAGCAATATCTTTTACAAGAGCTTAAAAACAAAGCTAGTCTTGACGAAGCATTGTTGAAGGCAAGAGCTGATGCAATTAAAAACAATAAACTAGACTTAAAAAAATCTTTAGATCAAGAGGTGCAGGGCGTAAAAGGTATTAAAATACAGTTTGGATTTGATCAAACTGGAAGTGAAAAAATACTTAATCCAGTATCTGCTGCAAAAGGTTTAGCAGATGGATATGGTAACATATTGCAAGCTGAAGCAGCGATTACTCAACTAGAAGAAATATCAAAAGAAATAGCTGCGTCACCATCACCTGTTTTAGCAATTGGATCTGAGAGAGTTCAATCTGTGTTAGCCGCTTTAGGAGTTGATTCAAAAAGTATGTTTGAAGATCAAACTTATGAAGATGCTACTGGTAAAAAAGTCACTATAAAAGGTCTTTCAAAAGAAGCTACAGCAAGAGCTATACAAGATAGACTTCTTGCACAATACAAAAGATTTTTAAGTCAAGAAACAGGCAACGGCATTTCAAATGTTGATTATCAAAATCTACAGAGACAGATTGGTGAAATCACATTGTTAACAAACCCACAAGAAAGACTTTTAAGATTACAAGAACTTAGAAAAATATTTTCTGTTCCAAAAAGAAGAATTGAATCATTGTTTGATCAACTCAACGACAGAGGATTTCATACAAACCAAGATAATTACAATAGAACTCAACAAGTTTTATTTGATGTGCTTCAAACATCTACTCCTAAATCAGTAAGTCAAAACTTTCAACTTACTGATAGTGGAATAATTAATGTATCGGAGTTACAATAATGGGTGTCGTTAAATTTAAAGTTGGAGATGAAGAACTTTCTTTTCAAGTTAAAGGAGATAAACCAACATTTAGTGAACAACTTAAAATTGGCAGATATTTAAAATCTATTGAAAGTGGTGAGAAGCCTGAAACAGTAGGCAAAGAACCCGTTGATCCAAAGCTACAATTTGATGTAGAAACTGGTATTAAAAGTAATGCACTACGTTCTGCATTAGGTGTTGCTGAAACAAAAGAAGAAGAAGATGCGATATTAAGAAAGTTTGATCTTGAGGACAGTGATTTTCTTAGAGATAAAAGAGGTAGATTAGCACTAACCCCAACAGGCGCAGCCAAATTTGGACAACAAACTGACAAAAATGTGCTTATAGATGAAGAAGGATTTAGTCGTTATGATTTTTCTGATTTGTCTGGTGTAGCACCAGAACTTATAGGTGGAGTAGGTGGAGCTATATTAGGATCTGTTTTACTGCCTGGTTTAGGAACAGTGCTTGGATCAGCAGTTGGAGCTGGTGCAGGAGCAGGAACTGGTCAAGCTATTGAAGAATTAGGAGAAACACTCGCTGGTGTGCAAAAACAAACTTTAGGAGAGGTTACTGAAGACGTTGGTAAAGAGGTTGCCATAGGTTTTATTGGTGATGGAGTGTTTGGATTACTTGGTAAAGCCTTTAGAGGTGGAAGAGCAGCCATGAAGCCAGGCAAGGACTTTACTCAACAAGAATTACAAACTGCTGGTAAATCCATACAATCACCTCTTGATGATCAAGGCAGAATATATGCCGATGATCCGAGAATAGGTGTGTTAGCACAAGAAGGGGATGTAACATTAGGTGGTCTTAGAGGTAAAATTAATCCTAAAAAGTTTTCTGAACTATCTGAAGGCGAACAATTAGAGTCCATCAAGAGAGGTGGATTTGGATTGCTTCCAACATTAACAGGCATACGCGCACCATCTCTTGTTGCTAGAATCCAAGCAATTGGTGAAAAAATATTTAAAACATCTGATCGTTTAAAAAATAATAACGACAGAATAAGACAAGTTGTAGATGCTTATAAAAAACAAATAGGTGTTGGGGAAGACGTAACTGTTGGAGAAATAGGAGATTTACTTGTAGATGGTATTAAACAAGGCAATAAGAAACTCCTTAACGATCACAACAAAGTCATGGATGATGTAGTTAATCATTTAAATGAAACTGTTGATCAGTTTACAAATGCTACTCTTAACAGATCAAATGTAGAAGATGATTTATTTGGAATATTAACTGCCACATCCAAAGACACTGAGGATTTTATCAGATCACAATTTAAAGCTGTAGACAAAATACTAATGGATGAAGGAATAGGATCAAAGGCTGTTGTACCTGTTGGTGTTTTAAAAGATAAACTTAACAGGTTGTTAAGAAAATATGGCAGTAGAATAAAAGCTGGAGGAGATCCAGATGGTGATGCTATTGCAAAAATGGTTAGAGCTATTACCAGAAAACCAAATGTTCCTAATCAAATAGAGGATTTAAGAGGTAGCCTTAGTTTCGAACAATTGTATGACATACGACAAGCTTTAAGTAATATCCGAATGGATGGCAGAACATCAGGTACAATTCGTAACGAATTAACTAATGTTGTTGGAGACGGATTGCTTGATAGTGTTGATCAAATTTTTACTAATCTTGGTCAGGGTGGGATTACTACAGGATTTAAAAGAGTTCCAGTTAAAGATGCTCGTGGTAATGTAATACCTGGCAAGTTTGAACAAAAAGCTGATATTAATACTGAATTGTTTGAAACGGCTACTAGAGAATTGACTGGAGAAAGAACACAGGCACTTAAAGACGCAGCCGAACAATTTGGAAAAGCTAGAGGTGCTTTCTTTGAAGCTAAATCAGCCCAAGAAAAATTGTTTGATGTTGCAACTATTAAAAAGTTTGAGGCTTCTGCTAGAAAAGAAGGTGTTAACGGAGCAATAGATCCTAACAATATTGCAATTTATAACGAAATAATTAAACCTAATTCTGGCAAACAGTTTAGAAATTTTATGGACTATATAAGAGAATATGCAAAACAAGGTGGTGAAGCTGGTGAAGTTGTAGCTCAAACATTTAGACAAAGAGCTTTGAATCAGTTTTTAAAAGATGCAGTAGAAAGATCAAACTTAAACTCTGTTTCAAAAGATTTTAATGGCACAGCATTTAAAAAGGCTATTGATAATCTTGGTGATACAGCAGATGAATTATTTGGTGCGCAGAAAGACGATATAATTAAATTAGCTAATGAGTTTGATGCTACACGACTCAAAGGTATTAGTGGAGAAGATGCTTTAGCACAACTTGAGAACTTAAACCCTAATGCAAGTTTTCTTGATAACATGAAAGAATTACAGAAACTACAAAAACAATTAGATGCACAAAAAGCTAATGATATACAGAAAAAAGTATTAGCTGGTGATTTCAAAGAAATAGGACCTATAGAAACAGCAGAATTAATAATCAAACCATCAACTCAGGCAAAAGATTTAAAGCCAATTATTGATTACTACAAAGCTAATGATACTAATGGTTATCAAAAGATTCAAAGTTTTTATATTAATAGAATGATTGATGACTTTGGTGAGTCAGTGATGACTGATGGTAAAACTCTTAATGCTTTTGCAGAAAGAATTCTAAAACAAGCTGATGGTGGTAAGCTCCAAGTAATATTTGGTAAAGAAATGGGTCAAAGTATGGAAGAGTTTGCTAACATACTTAAATTTAATGCAAAGTCAGCCGAGGGTGGTGATCTTGTTGCCGCTAACATAGCCGCTTCACCATTTCAAAATGTTGGTAAATTAATTAAGTTTTCTATTTTAGGACGTAAAATGTTGTCCAAAGGTTATTATGATAACATTGTAGAGCAATACAAAGGTTTAGCTAAAAATTTAACACCGAGAGAAAAAGCCACAAAGTTAGGTAATATTATAGCACAATCGTTATCACAAATGCCAGGTCAATTCTCACAAGAGGGCTTGAGAGAAGCTGAGAAACAAACAGAAGCTTTACTAGAGAACACAGGTGTAACACAAACACTTTCTGATTTAAGAGAACAGGCAACACCTATATTGAATCAAACAGTACAAAATGTTAATCAAGCAAGAAACTTAGCTTCTGCTCCAAATATTGCACCTCCAGCAGGAGGCACACAATTGGCTGGTGTTGACATAACAAATCCAGCTAATGCTTTTTCTTTAGGACTAAACCCTACTGATATAGCAATAGCACAAAGAACAAGAGGAACAGCATGAACATAGAACAATTAAGAGAAACTCTCAAAATTGACGAGGGAAATGTGAAATCCGTGTATCTTGATCATTTAAATCTGGCTACTGTTGGCATAGGACATTTGATTACTGAATGGGACGAAGAGTACGGCAAGCCAGTTGGCACACCAGTATCAGAAGAAAGAGTCAATGAATTATTTGACAAAGACATCCAAATAACGATTGACGAGTGCGAACAATTATTCGGTAACTTTAAGGATTTGCCAGAAGAAGTGCAGCAAATTTTGGCTAACATGATGTTTAATCTCGGCAGACCGCGTTTATCCAAATTTAGGAAGCTATGTAAAGCTGTAGCCGAAAGAAACTGGAAAGAATGTGCAATTCAAATGGAAGACTCAAAGTGGCACAAACAGGTAACCAAACGCGCTGATCGTTTAATCTCTCGTATGAATGCTGTTGATAGCACCTAGTCCTAAACTTGTAACCTTAGTTTTATATTTATTATATTCTTCTTTATCAAACTCTTGATCAATCATAAGACTTAATTGTTGTCTAATGTTTCGTCTTTGATGATCACATATTTTAATTAGTTTATCATAACTTTTACGATCTAAGCCAACAGACTTGAACTTTGCTATATCTGTCATTATACTACCTCCATGACCCATACATACCCATTTATACCCAAAAAGAATAGAACAAGCAACAATAAGTATTTTGCAAAAAAAACTATTGCTATGGGTTTAAAATTTGATTCTAGGTGGGAAGCAGAAAGATGGGGACAACTTAAAGC